GGCCACCATGGTGAAGACCGGGCACACAATGCCTCCACTCCGAAAGGATAAAATTGGTTACTCAAGTGAAACGTCGCTTGTTGTCTGTTCACCCCTGGTATAACCAGTCTCGTGCTACAGTCCTTGCGACTGGAAACACACTGGTTCTAAACAATACCTCGGGTAACATCTACTCGCGACAGATCACTGAGTCGGAAGGCCACCCCTGGCCTAAAGCTAGGGGAACTGGCAAAGACATCGGAGGCCCTTTCGACACTCTCAGACTGCAATACCGTGCTTCACGATATACAGAATGGGACTGGGATTGGGTGTATAACGGATCTACGAGATACTTCGGTGCTTGCACCGATCATATCCCTGGATACGCTCCACCAACCGTATTTTCTACGGATGGCCTACCTGATGCGGATTATAGGAACTGGGTTGGCGAGGCTGGCCCCGGAAGCTTGAATGCCTACGGGTCCAAACTCATTGCTAGTTCGATTCCTACTAATCCTCTGATCGATGGAGCTGTTTCCTTGGCGGAACTCTACCGTGAGGGTTTACCCTCTATGGTAGGAGCTGCCTTTCTGAAAGAACGCGCTTCCTTCTTTCGGAACCTCGGTTCCGAATACCTGAATATTGAATTCGGGTGGAAACCGTTCATTTCAGACCTTATGGGTGCTTGTAAGGCAATCTCGGATAGCGAAGCTATCCTTGCTTCTCTTACTAAGTACTCTGGGAAAAAGCTTGCTCGAATCAGATCTCTTCCTGAAGAGGTTAACGTCTCTGCCTCAACGGTCAGGGACAAGTACGCGCCTGGGATGAATGTTCCAGGCTCGGATCTAACCTCTACCTTCTCCACGATTGCGACAACTACGAAAACAACGTCAAGAACGTGGTTTTCGGGCGAGTTTACGTACTATTTTGAGCCCGAACAGATGTCCGGTGTCTCTGAAATAGCAACGAAAGCTCGACTTCTGTATGGCCTCACGATTACTCCTGAGGTTCTATGGAATTTGTCGCCGTGGAGCTGGCTCGTCGACTGGTTTACCAACGTCGGTCCGTTACTTCATAACGTATCAGCGTTCCAGCAGGACGGGCTAGTAATGCGCTATGGTTATGTCATGCGACATACCATTCGTACAGAGCGTAAAACGCTTGTGGGGCCGACACCGAAAAATGGTGCTAGCTATGACCGCAATCCGTTTTATCAGCTGTACACTGGCGAGCGAAAGCTTCGCCAGCGCGCAAATCCTTACGGATTCGGGTACCTAGATTCCGCGCTAACAAGCCGTCAAATCTCGATACTCGCAGCTTTGGGACTTTCCCGAAGCTAAAGGGCAAAAAGCCCATAGCTAGTTCCTAACAAGGGGGCTAGTTAAAATTGCTCTTACAAAGAGCAATCAACCCCAAAGGAGAAACGCTACATGTATTCTGATCCACAGTCTGTGACGATTTCGGGCTCTGCAAAGAGCCTGAATCGCACGACTTCCACCCCTACGGGGTCGAAGTTCGCGACCAGTGATCGCGCGCACCAGATGGAGGTTATTCACTCCTATGGTCGGCGTCACCGGCACACTGTTCGTTTTCAGGTGGATTCGCTTACTGCGAATCCGCTCGTTTCTGGGCAGAACATCACTCAGTCCTGTACTCTGTACCTGACTGCTGATCTCCCGCCCGGCTACGACACGGCTACCGCTAAGGCTATCATGGATGGCTTTCTGGCCAACATGACGGCTTCGACGGGAGCCAACCTCACCAAGCTTCTTGGTGGGGAGAGCTGAGAACCGGATCTGGCTAAGCATGTAGCAAGGATTCCACTACCTGAAAGGGAATGGATGAAAAGCCCCATGCTTCTCTGGAGGAAGCTCGCCATTGAATTAGGCGAGCGATGCCGGGTTGTCACCACTCGTGACATTACAACTGTCACGTTTCGCTGGGAACATGAGGGTGATTCGTTTCTAACGATCACCCTTCCCGACTTCTGTAAGGACTTCGAAGAGGCCCTTGCAGAAGGTCGTGTCGATCACGCCCATTTTACGAGTTTTCGTAAAAAGGGAGGTCTCCCCCTATTTCTAGGAGGTTTCCTTGATCTTGTGTTCCAGCGTGGTGATGGTGTCCTTCTTGATGAACCGAGTGCAGACGCAATCTTCGCGATTAGGCAGACTCGCCTATTCTCGAAGATCCTCCTTCCATGTTCTCATGAAAGGGAGCGTCGTGCGTTCGGTTCTTATATCAAGACTGAAGAGGATTTACGACAAGCTGAACTTGAATGGACTCCGGATTGCATCCAGGAGTTTTCTCGAGTTTCTCGCTTGGTGTTTGGCCGGGTGTTCAATATCGTTGATGTTCTTCACAACGATGGACACCTTGTTCCTAAACACGGACCAGGAGCTACCGCAGATCGCTTGCACGGAAACGGCAAGTACGACCTGGCAGAATGGCACTGGCGACTCGAGTGGGGTGGATTCGTCTCAACGAATTACATCCTGCCGAGTCACAGGTTCTGGATGAACCTTGACCGCGTAAATTTCCTCGACCCGGAACAGGAAAGACCAGTAAAGGTCATTGCTGTTCCTAAAACGCTCAAAACTCCTCGCATCATTGCTGTCGAGCCTACGTGTATGCAATACACGCAGCAGGCCGTCGCAGAGGCTTTGATTCGCGAACTTGAATCAGATTCTATCTGTAGATCTTTTGTCGGTTTTACCGACCAAGGACCTAATCAAGTACTCGCTTGTCAAGGATCTCTTGATGGATCTCTTGCAACGCTAGATCTTAGCGAGGCTAGTGATCGAGTTTCGAATCAACTTGTAGAGTTCCTGTTCCACGGTTTTACGCATCTTCGTGATGCCGTACAAGCGTGTCGGAGCACTACGGCTGATGTTCCTGGTTATGGCGTTCAACGCCTAACCAAGTTCGCGTCTATGGGTTCTGCTCTCACCTTTCCTATCGAGGCAATCGTCTTTACGACTCTTGCTTTTGTTGGGATAGAGCGTGAGCTAGGACACCGTCTGACCTTGAAGGATGTAAAATCCCTAGAGGGCCAGGTGCGCGTCTACGGAGATGATATTATCATCCCCGCTAGATATGCCCGTTCAGTGATGGAGACCTTAGAGCATTTCGGCTTTAAGGTTAATCCACACAAGTCCTTCTGGAATGGTAAATTCCGGGAGTCTTGTGGCAAGGAGTACTTCGCCGGTAACGATATATCCATATCGAAGGTCCGTCGGGTGTTTCCTCGGTCACTGAAGGACGCAGAAGGAGTAATCAGCTGGGTCGAGTTCCGTAACCAATTAATGGCTGCAGGACTTAAAGACACAGCTGAGTATATTGACGAATTCATCAGGCCTATCCTAAAAGGATATTACCCGAAGGTTCGTCCAGATTCTCCTCTGCTGGGTAGAGTCGAGCTTGATGGGTCTTACGACTCGTCAGGTCTCGATCCTCGTACTCACAGCCCTGTTGTAAAGGGTTGGAAAGTACGTGCCAAGCCTCCAAAAAGTAACTTGGATGGCGAAGGCGCCCTTTTGAAGTTTTTCCTTAAGCGAGGGGACTTGCCAGTCCACTCTAAGGATCATCTTCAGCGTTCTGGACGCCCGCGAGTCGTCGGCATCAAACTCGCGATGGCACAGCCCTTCTAAGGGCTGTGTGGGCTAACGCCCAGTAGGGAGGCAGCGCCTCTTACCGCGAAAGCGGTGTGGGGGTGCACATGAGAAG